CCTACAATTGTATTGCCTTGTGCTGAATTTGCAGTGCTACCTGTTTCTACTGCGGTAATTCTATTTGTTAAACTGTCAACATTTACATATACTTCATCAAAGTTTTGATTTAATTTGTTAAAGGCTGTGCGTAGATTATCACCCTGTCTGTCGTTTGCGCTCTGTCCAATGTTTACTGTTAATTTTGCCATCGTTTACGCTCCTACACCCAACCGCCAATTGAAATTTTGCCCCAGCCCGTGCTTTTACGGACATAAACATAATTGTCATCAACTCTAATTTCGCCTACCGGTGCTGCTTCTGTTTCTGTAGCAGGTGCTGCTGCGCCCGGAGCAATTGTTCCTAAAACAGTTCCTTCCGCATCTATAATTTCTGTAGAGTCGTCAGCATATACTGTTCCTATTAGTGTGCCTCTAATATTATCCGATTCAATTGGACCTACAATCTTACCTTCTACAGCATCAATTAATTTTGTCGAATCATCTGCAAATACTGAACCAGTCATATCACCTGTTTGATATCCTGTTAAGTTACCAGTAACTCCGCCTGATGCAATGATATTTCTATTTGCATTGATCGTTTGACCTGCACCTGCACTTAAATCTAAATCTCCAGAAGCAACAATCTGAATAGGTCCTGGACCAGTTGCACCACCATTAGAAATAGTTAAGTAACTGTCGCTTGCCAAAGACCAACTATCACTCTTTATAGTTCCGTATATTTCACCTTCTACTGCGTCAATAAGTTTAGTTGAATCGTCTGCAAATACACTACCAACAATATCCATAAAGATCGGATCTGGTATGTTTTGCCATTGTGAATTAGTGAAATCTATTCTAGCATTTGTAAAGTCAATAACTCCGTCGGCTGTTAAGTTGTTTGTGTTAACAGCAGTTGTTGTCACAGATGTGTTGTCTACATTACCTACAATTTTTGCATCTATAGCATCAACTAATACTGTTGAATCATCTGCAAACACAGATCCTTTGATATCTGCTATTCCATTAAATGTAAATGTAACTTTATCATCACTTGCATTTGTTGTTATTTGTATTCCGCTACCTTCTACTAGTTCTAATCTACCTGCTGGTGAATCAGCAGCAATTGAGGTCTGTCCAAATACATCTATAAATCCAAAAGTATTTTGTGCAGGTGAACTGTTTGTAACTGTAACGATACCAGTTGCGTCATCTGTAAATACAGTGATACCTGTTCCAGCATCTACTTGAATTACTCCAGCGTTTGTTATTTTAAGTCCGCTTCCGGTCGAACCACTTACATTAATACCAGCACCTTCAGTTCTTCCTGCAGGTAGTGCAGTGGTGCTTGTTAAACTAATTACACCAGTATTTGTAACTGTTATGTTTCCAGTAGCAGCATTTACACTTAAACCTGCACCAGATGCAAGTTGAGTTACACCTGTGTTTGTTATTGTAATAGATTCTGCTCCACTGTCAACTGCCATAGATATAGCAGTTCCACTTATAAGGTTTAGTGTGTCTACAAAATCATCTGCAACAACTTGGTTACCACTATCTACTTGAACACTCTTAAAAAACGTTTGTTCTGGATTTATTATTAAACTTCCGCCAACAGTAGAACCAAGTGGTAAATCAACTATACCGCCTGTTTTACCTTTAATTTGTGCTGTGCCTAGCCATACTCCGTTATCTAGATTAGCATCAGTATCATCTGTTTGTGCAATGTATAATTTTTTCCAAGACTTAGATGAAGTTCCTAAACCATAAGTAGCATGTTCACCTGGAGATACATTAGTGGTTAAGTTTTCAAAGTCAATTGTTGCAAATTGTGAAAATCCTTGGATCTTACCTCCACCTGATGCATAAGCATCAAATGCAGTTCCGTCTACAGCATTTGTTAGTGCTTGATCATTATATAAAAATACTTCTGTTGTGCTTGACACACTTACATAATATTCGTTATTATCAAGTTGAGATACACCAGTATCAAACACAAAGACTTGCTGTCCGTTAGTATAATCATGATTAGTTGTTGTAACTATTCTAACAGGATTACTATCTACTGTATTGCTTTCAATGTGTGCTATATTTTTTTCTATTTGTCTTGCATTCTGAGCACCAATAATCGTAAAGTTTTGATTAATCTTATCAAAAGCATCTTTGATTCTACTCCATACTAGCGGTGGATTTCCTGGAGTTATATTATTATCGTATGACATTATGATCTCCCTACCGCTACTTGAATAGTTCCAATATGATCACTATCGTAATCCTCAATTGCTTTACCAACAATTGTTCCTACTTTAGGATCGTTACTAGCAACAGCCACTCCGTGTATTCCTGCTGTAACAAGTATATCGCCTTTGTTAATTTTTCCTACTACCTTACAAGGAACTCTACCTGTAAGTGCTACTAGGTTTTTCAAACCTGGACATGCTGAATACATAACGTAGGCTGCTGTATTTGATACAACACCTGCTACTCTTGTATCGCCTTGTTTGTTTGAAGTTGTAACTTCCTTGTCACCACCAAATACTAACACCGTTCCAACTTCATATTCCTTGTCACCCTCGTAGTATTCTGCAACGTCTGCTGAATATGTTGCTTCAAATCTTGATTCATTCGGTGAAGTTCCTGTCAGTGTCCAACGTCCTGTTACTGTTCCTGCTGTAGTATTTCCGCCTGTAGTTAACGAACTTACTTGTATGCTTTGTGCTACAATAGGAGCATTTGCCAAACCGTTTTGTGTTCTAAATGTGTGTAAATCATTGTCATAGAAAGTTGCTTTGTCTGCTGCCAGTGTTCCGTCTTGTAGGAATATTCCTCCTCCACCGCTGCCTCCAGTGCCTCCAAATGTATGCACTCTGACAAAGCCTCCAGAACCTGTAGTTCCACTATCTATTGCTTCAAAGCCATCTATGTTATACTGTTGAACGTCAATAATACGTCCGCCGAAATCACCGTTAACATCTCTTACAATAATCTTATCTGCTTCTACACTTACAGATGAACCTGCTGCAATATCTACTACTTCATAGTCAGCGTCAGAACTGCCACTGCCTGGATCATTTCTATATAGGACACCTACTGAACTAAACTGTGTTTTCTTAACTGCTCCACCTGCATCTACAACTGTGGTAAATGTTACATCAGATGCATTAGCAGGAGTAAGTGCAGAATTACCTAACACACTTTCTGCTGCAATTTGTGCTAAAGCAGTTTTAGGTGTTCCATTATTTTTAAGTTGCACCCAACCGTCTGTGATTGTAAATTGTGCATCGTCAAAACTTGCTAAACCACTTCTTGCTTGTTTTTGTGCAGCAGTGCCTGTTGGTGCAGCAGCCTCTGCTGTTGTTAATTGCATTAACAATTTACTTTGTTCTATATCTGCATTTGAATTAACATCAGCATTTAAAATTACATCTGGCTGAATCTGTGCATCTAAAGTATTAGCAGTAGAATCAATATCAAATGCAATATCGCCAACAACTGTTGCATTAATGGCTTCTTGTTCAACACCCGAAAATACAATTAATTGATTTGCCTGCAGATTTGTAAATCCGAAGTTCTGAATATTTTCAAATGTTAAACTTCTTAAGTTTACTGCGTCTTGTGGGTCTACAGGATCAGCAACTAAATTTATCTTGTGATTACCAAGATTCATTTCTGCTTTCATAGCAAGTTGGCCGTCTAGTGCCATATATCCACCTGTAACTGGTGGAATTAAACTTGCTGAAATAATAGGTGCACCACTGTGTGATAATCCTAATCGTCTTTCAATGTAAAGCCTTGTTGCGTTTTCAGTTGGCACTGTGTCAACAGCATTATCACTGAATCCCGAATCTGTTGAGAATTCTGAAATTGGAACACCACGTTTAAATCCAATACCGTCCAAGTTACTTAATGCGATAGCAGCCGAGAATGTAACTCGACCTGTTCCTTGGTCAACTCTAAAGTATGGACCTACGTTGAAGTTACCAAATTGGTCACTGGTAACGTAGAAAACACGTCCCACACCTCTTTCTTCAGTTTCATTACTACTGTTAAGTGCATTAACAGGTGGACCAAAAATTTCATTTGGATAGTTTGTATCAGCATATGATCCTGTTCCTATTTCTAGTAAATCATGAGATGTAACACGAGTTAATGAAATTCTAATTGTTAAATTACCATTTGCTCCTACAGCTCTAATAGGCACAGCACTTCTTATAGTATAAGTTCCTTCATAAGCAATTAAACTGTGAACAAGTGGTCTGTTTAGAGTAATTCTTGCATATGCTTCTGATAGATCGTCTTCAGATTCATATGTATCGATAATATATTCTTCACCTCTAAATATAAACTTACTACCTGGAACACGTGATCTTTCTTCTGGTGCAACCGGAACAACTGCAATACTATCGTCACCTACTCTACCAGTAACAAGAGCAAAACTGTGTGTTCCACTTTGACCTATTGAAGTATCTACCTGCACAGTGCTGGCTAAACCTGGATAGCCAACTGATACTGTAAATGTTGATGCTGTAGGTGTAGTGTTTACAAAATAATGTTGTCCTGTATTAAGTCCTGTAGGTAAACTGCCTGTTGTTTTTAATCTAATCGCATCACCGACTGATAATCCATGTGCTCCGCTAGTGGTGAATACACCGGGACTTGCAAGTGTTATGCTTGATAAGTTAGTATAAGGTCCTTCTGTAACAGGACTTGCACCACTTGTTCCTACAGATTCACCAGGCTTAAATGCTGTTAGATCAACATAGTTATAGTTTTCTCTTAATGTTGTTTTTGTAACACCTTCTGCCTTAACAAAATGTGTGCCAACACCAAGATCACTAACGCCTACTTCGGCTCCATTAAGTGTATTACTAATTCTAAATGTGTTTAAAGTTAAACCTGCTTCTAGAACAAAATAATCAAGACCACCATCGATTTCAGTTGGTAATGTGTCAGATGATCTAAATGCTAGTCTATAGTTTAATAATTGTTTGTGAGGAACAATTGTCTTAAGATTTAAACCTGATCCATCTACAAGTGTAAATGTTGAGCCACCTAGTGTAGAACTAATTTCTATTTGGTTGTAATTAGGAACATCAATAACATAATAACTGTCTCCACTTACTAGGTTATTTGCACTGCTTTGTGGAATGATTATATCACCTCTTCTTAACCCATGATTTTTAGTAAATTCAATAATGTTAGAAGTAATAGAATCTATTCTTTGGAAAAATGTTAATACTGTAGGATCAGTTACAGAAAATTCTACTTCTGGCTCACCTCTTCCCTCTACAGCGTCATCATAGTCTTCAAATTGTAGAACACGATAAACATTCGTTGAAGATTCAGCAAGTCTTAAACCTGTAGAAGGTCTTGTTGCAACGTCAGCAAGTTCTCCAGTAAGCAGTATTTGAGAATTTGATCTCAAAGACATAACAGTGTCATCTGGTATTTGATCAAACAAGCCTTCGAAATTACCTGTGTCATCCGACGTTAGGTTTAGTCTTGCTACTCCTGGCGGTAAATCTGTTGTAGATACAGAAGTAACAGGATACCTATATATTAAATTACCGTGATCTACTTCAAGTTCTGAGTTGTTTAGTGGAGTGTAATCATATCCATCTACATAAACAAATAGTCCTTCTGCTTGGTTAGCGTATGCTGCCGAAGGTGCATAACATACAACCTTTTGTGCTAAATCATAATACAATGAAGTAGGTGTCGGAACTTCAAGTGGATCAGAACCATCTGCTACAAGAGCATATACACCATGAGAACTAGAACCGCCAATTGATCTAATCTGAGCACCATTTAATGACATGTAAGAAACATAACAGTAATACGTAAACATTGAAACTGCTTCTGTCAAACCGCCGTTAGTAGCCAATAGACCATAACCCATATCTGCAATTTGTGTAAAGTCATTTGAAAGCATTGATCTGTTACCAGGCATCAACACTTCATACAGTCTTTGATAACTGTGTGTTCCACTGCCAGCACCAGATGTATTAACTAAAACTGTGCCTTGGAATGTTTCTGTAATTCTAAAAGTATCATTTGTTAGTCCACTTTCAGCAACGTAGTATTCTTTGCCTGCAACAATACCTGTAGGCAAAGTTCCTGTAGTGGAAAATTCTATTGAAGCACCTGCTTGTAAACCATGATTAACATCAGTAATTACTGCTGGTGTTCCAATCGAAATAGTTGCAGTTTGTGCACCAGGTGTTTCTGTAAAAGGAGTAGTTTCATCAAGTGCAAATGTTGCCGATGAGCCGTTGGCATTATAAACAAAATCTCTTACATAGTTTACTCTGAATATTTCATCATTAACAATAAATGATGCTGGTAACTGAGGGAACCTATCAAGTCCTGTAACTTCTATCCTTGTAGATGATGTTGAAGATACGTGTTTGAATTGTAAGTTTCCTGCAAAACCGTCAACAAACATACCACCTGCAAATGTTTGTGCGTTAATTGATTTCGAAAATGATGCACACTCTTGTGCATATGGTGATTTAGCAAGAATCTGTCCTTGCGGATCTAATACCATAGTGAAACCGCCATGACCTTGCATTGTCATTGCTCTAAGGATTACAGCATCATTACACAAGAAAACGTCCATTTGATCGTTTTCTTTTGGATAGTTAACTGATCCTGAGTTGTCTATTACATCAATCAATGCATCAAAAAGTTCATCAAGTATGCCGGCCGTTCCAGATTCAGCAACAAACGCTGGATCAATAATTTGTGGAAACGTATCTGAGAATGGAGATGTTACAGGATTATTATCAATAACATCTTCTAGTAAATCTTGTAGTTGTCTAAGCGATGCAATAGTTTCACTCAACTGTGTGGTAATAGCAATCCTTCCACTTGCATTCTGGTAATACTTTAATCCAGCAGATATAGTTCTATCATAGCCGCCAAATTTTAAATCAAATATCATTGCATCAAGGATTAAACCTGCATCTCTCTTACAAATATTAGAGTTGTATTCAAAACTTGATGTGTATGGAGAAATGTTATTTGTAATTTGATAATCAATCCATGCAATTAATTCATTAGTTAAAAAGTTTCTGTTCAGTTTAATAAGTGCTGCCGAACTTTTATAATTACCGCCGTTGTTTGTTTTAGGATAAACTGGTTGAGATGAATCTTGTAGGTAATGGTATCCATAAAGTCTGTCAGCGACTGTTAATCCATCTATTTCTGTATCTCTTCTAAATTTTTGGAAAGCCCACGGCGAGCTTGATGTTCCTGCTCTTGGTTTAACTAAACAGCGTCTAAATTCATTACCAACGATAGCAACGTTCTGTGGCACTTTTAATGGAAGGTTTTCTTCGTATATTCCACTTTCTAGTAATACTGTAATTTGTGTTTGGTTAGTAATATCACCATAAGAAATAGGTTCACCTAGTTCGAAAGCACCTTGCTTAATATCAACATCAAATATCTCATTACCATTTGAATCTAAAGCACCTTCGTGAGCAACAATTTGTGCAAGTGCTCCTGAAGTTTCTCCTCTTAAGAATAAACCTTCTCTGATATCTCTTGTTCTAAAAGCAACTTCAGTATCAGTTAATACATCACCTGTAAAGTCTGTTCTTTGTCCGTCTGTTCTTAGTAAAAATCTTGGAAGGTCAGCAGTTACAGTAGGTAAAGTAGTAAATCCAGAACCATTATCTACAATATCAATATCAGTGATAACACCGCCTGTTACTGTTGCTACACCAAAAGCACCAGTTCCGCCACCACCCGTAATTCTAACACTTACAAGACTGTATCCTGTTCCACCATTGGTAATGCTTACATTGTTAACCTTGTAGGTAACATCAAAAGTGGCCCCAGCACCAAATGCACTTGTCGAAGTCGTTGTTACACTTGAAGAACCTGGTAATGCAGTATAATTACCTGAACTTAGTTGTCTAAACGTAGCAACACCGCCCGGAGTGGCCAATGTTGTTAAAACTTCATATCTGGCAGGACTACCTGTTCCGCCTGATAACTCAATAATGTCTCCTGGTAGATAATTAGTTCCTACACCTGAAAGTGATATAGTATCCACGCTCATCAAAGGAGTTGCTATAAAGCCGTTACCTGATGTTGGACTAGTTCCTATTGATGCTAATGTAACAGTATCATTACCATTATTATATGTAAGTGTTTTCTTGTATGGACCGATATCATCATTAGTTTCTAATACAATTTCTTCTGCTTTTTTAAGTGCTGCTTCTAAAGTTCTATATGCATATGCTAATGCACGACCTTGTAATTCTTCTGATACACCAGGACGTTCATCACTACCAGAAGTAGCAACATAAAGGTTAACAGAACTACCAAAAGATGAACCGTCTACGTATGCTTTTGTAGCAGCAATTAATCCGTCGAATCTCTCGTCATCGTCTGGCTCAGGCGAACGTGAAAGAATAAGCGGACCACTCATGGTTCCAAATGCAGCATTCACATTTCCTGTTGCAGGATCTACTGCATCTACCCCTGCTTTTGAAATTTTTGTATCTACATAGCCTTTCCTTGCTGCTTCGTCAGCAGTAATAGGATCAACCATGTCTTGAATTCTGTAGTTAATTGAACCAGATTGAACAGAAAGATTACCACCTAGTTGTGGGCTAGGGTCTCCTGATATTTCACTAAATGTAGTGTCAATTATTATTTGGTTATTGTTAGATGTTGTGTCTACTGTAACACCAGTTCCGCCTGTAATTTGCTTAAACTGTAGTGCATCAGTTGTGTTGTTAACTGCTAATACTGCTGATTCTTGTCCAACAAAATTTGTTGGAGTATCATCTAAACCAAGAAAGGTTAATCTTTCTCCTAGTCCTAGCGAACTGTATAATTCTCTAAAATTGTCGTTGACTTTTCTAAAGGAATCTCTAATACTATCGCCAGTTCCGTCATTGCCGACTGCACCAACATCAATAACTTTTCTTGCCATTTTATCCCCTATAGGTCCTTTTTACCATAATATTTATCTTCTCATTCTGTAAGCCTAATGTAAATACATGTATGTTTTTAGGCACTAAAAAAGAAATATCTGAATACACACGTAAGAGTAAACTTGGTAAAAAACATACATATAATCGTGTTAAAACTGTAGTTGAACTCCGTTGTGATAATTGTGATACTGTATTTACCAGGGATCTTAAAAAAATCAGTAGAGCCCGGTTAAACAACAGTTATTTCCATGTATGCAACGAATGTGATGCTAAACGTTTTGCACAAAGAAAAGGTGTAGAAAATAAGCAGATATGGAATCTACCTGCTGGGTCTAATTTAAATATATCTAAATATTAAACAGCGAAACTTTCGCCGCATCCGCAACTTGAAGTAGAATTAGGATTGCTAATCTGTAGGTATGAGCCAAATACTTCTTCAACGTAATCTATTTTTGTTCCTATTACAAAAAGTAGGCTCTGTGAATCTATTGCAAATTCACCATTTGATAATTTAATAATTTCATCATCTAATTCTTTTGAATCTGACATTTGCCATTCATACTGAAAGCCGGCACAGCCTCCGCCTTTGACTTGTAGTCTGACGATAGGCTGCCCCTGCTTGTCAATAAGGCTTTCCATATGCCTTCTAGCCGAATCTGTAAGATTGACTACTTCAGACATTATTCACTCTTGTAAATTGTCCAAGCACCGTATGCAATTGCTGCATATGCAAGAATGCCTGCTATTGGTTTAGCAATTAGAACAACAATACCTAGTGCGATAAGTGCTGCACCGTCCCACGATGTTCTTTCTGTGAAACGTTTTGCTACCCAACCTTTAAATTTATCTAACATGTAAATCTCCTTATTTTTTAGGTTTTACTTCTTTCCAGACTTGACCAACTAATTTTGCCTTAGTTAATCTTCGGTCTAGCTCAATGCCGTGTTCTCTACCTAGTTGTTCTAGATCTTTCTTAGTCATTTTTGCTAGTTCCGCTTTTTTCCACACAACAGGTTTGTCAAGCACTAAAGGCTCAGCAGTTTCTGTTGGCACGAAAATATTTTTAAGCCATTTAAACATATTATTCTCCTTGTAATCTATCGTTTACTATTGACCAATTTATGATACGCCAAATGCCGTCTAGATACTTGTCTTTGTTTGTGTCAAGCAAGTAGGAATGTTCCCACATGTCTATCGGCAATGCTATTTTCATGTTTTTCTTAAAACCTTGATTTGGAATTAAACCAATGGTTCCTTTAACATCCATATAACACCACCCACTTCCTTGTAGAGATTTGGCTTTTGTAATGAATTCAGATTTGAATTTTTCATAAGAACCATATTTTTTATCTATGAGTTCTGCAGATGCTCCTTGTGGTCTGTTTGCTGAACTAGGCGACTGAAGAGTTGCCCAATACATATTATGTAACACAGCGCCGCCATAATTGAAATCATCATCGCCCTCTTTGTTATTATAGCGATCTACATAGCCTTTAGATAATACACCATAGTGTAGAGCAACAGTTTCTTTGCTCATTACAGGTTCTAGAGCATCTTCCGAATATGGAAGTTTTTCTAAAACAAGTGTCTCACGGTTTGATTCCGCTTCGACTATTAAATCTTTCAATTCTTTAAGCATCGATAGTATTTATTATAAATATTATTGTCCTACGGAGAAAAGGGAAAACAAGTGGATACGCTGGTATTAAACGCTGACGCTAGACCTTATTCGATACTGCCTTTATCAACTATTTCTTGGCAGGAATCAGTAAAACAATTGGTATTAGAACGTGTAACCGTTTTAGAATGGTATGATGACTGGATTATAAGTTCTCCTAGTTGGGAAACTAAAGTGCCAGCAGTGGTAATAGTAAAAGACTATATCAAGAAAAATACAACTGTAAGATTCTCAAAATACAACTTGTTTTTGAGAGATCAATTCACCTGCCAATACTGCGATGAACAATTACCTCACAGAAATAAATGCACTGTTGATCACGTTGTCCCTGTCAGTCGAGGCGGAACAAATGTTTGGTCAAACTGTGTAACTGCTTGTGGGCCTTGTAATGTTGCTAAAGGAGATAAATTACACCCTAAGCCTAGGCGGGAGCCTTACAAACCTACCTACTATGATCTTGTAAAAAATAAAGAATTACTTCAATTAAAAATTAAACACAGCAGTTGGCACAACTATATTAGATAGATTCGTAAAGAGCAATACTTGCAAGATTCTTTGCCTTTGACTCTACCATAATATCTGCATAGTCTCTAAAAGACAAAGCCCAATCGTTGACAGGCCTATTCCACATAAAATCGCTATGAGCACGTAATTTTGCTTTCTTGTATCCTTGTTCAAGTAACTTCTCCATATCTGGCATTACATTAGGATCGTGATCGACGAGAACATCTTCACGTGATACTGAATAGTGTATCACAGGTCGAACGCCGCGCCACGAATCAATTATGCGAGTAAATCTATCGTCGGTGGGTTGAATGTATTCTCCACTATTGACCCAGTGATGGTGTATGTCAAGAACGAGGGCAAGGTGGTCTGCAAGTTCGAGGCTTGCGTCGATGCCCCAGGACATTTCGTCATTTTCGATCGTGATTGTGTTTCGTGCTTCTGGCGAGAGTCTCGGTAATACATCAATGAT